CGCAATCGCGTCCTTGTGGTAGATCAGGTTCTGCGGATACTGCGTCGAGGCAGCGCCGAGGAACGTAACGCCCGCAGAAGCGACCGGCAGAGCGTCAACCGTGGCGAGAGCCTGCGAAGCCGAATACATCGCCGGGACAGTGACCGTGGCGGTCGTCGACGCCGTAACGTCGGCCAGAGCCACGAACTGATACAGCGAGCCGGTCGACTCACGGGTCTGCGGGTTGACGGCGTAGACGTTCGCGATGGTGAACACGTCGCCGGCCTTGATCGTCGTGGAGCCAAGGCCCGTCAGAACGATGGAGGTCGAGCCTTCGGTCGTAACCGACGTGCTAACCGTCACGGTGCCCGCGCGCGAGCCGGTCGTGAACTGCTTGACCGACTGCGACATATTCAGCTCGTCATAGCCGAGGATGCCTTCGCCAAAGATGCCGTTCTTAAACTGCTTCGAGATAGCCGAAACAGGGTTGAACAGACCTTTCATGCCTTCGATCAGCGACGCGTTGGCGGCCGGGTTGACCGTCGCGTAGCGCGGCGACATGACAGCGGCGTTCTCGTTCAGCTTCTGCTGCGCCTGCAACAGAACGAGCGAGGTGGCCGGAGTCGTGCCGGGCGTGCCGACCGAGTTGCCGATATACTTGAAGCTATTGGCAACGTCAGCGTCGATGCTGGAGGCGAGCTGCGAAATACGCGGCTTCAGCACGCGTTCCGCGAAGTCGTCCAACTGCATCGTCAGTTCGGCCGTCGTGAAGTTGACGCCGATGTGCTTCTGCGACGAAACGGTCAGGGTCGTGTACTGCTCGTTATCGTCCTGCACCTGAAGGGCAGCGCCGTCCGTGACCAGCGCGCGGTCGGGCAGACGGATGCGCAGGGTCGAGCCGATCTTAGCGCCTTCGACGGCGAAAGAGTCGTCATACTGACGGTTAACGGTGCGGGTCAGGACAAGGTTGTTTTCCAGAATTTCTAATGCTTTTCTTGTGATCATGTCGATCGTAAGAAGTGAATTACTCATTTCGTAGCCCTTTCAAGAAGTTAAGAAGACTGGTGAGGGCAAACGCCGCCGTTTCTGTGTTTACCGAGTTGACAGTTCATGCAGAGAACTTGAAATCCTTTTGGGAATCCATTTTTACGAAGCCAGACATAGAAAGCGGATCCTGATCCGTGAACGCCTTCTTTGCGCATTTTAGCCCCATCGTTTTCTACATGGTCAATCGTTAAAAACAGGGGTTCAGTCTCTCCGCAGCAGTTACATACATATCCACCGTAAGCGGCGAATACTTCTTCTCTGCACCGAGCGTTGTTTCGATTGGTTTTGTCCCGTTCAGCTTGCCGTATGACGGCTACTTCCTCAGGAGTTCCATTCGCCAACTTTCGGTTGCGCCATTCGCGGGCATGTTCGCGGTATTTATCCCGATTACTGTCCCGCCAATCACGCATACGCTGATTGACTTTTTCCCGGTTTCGTTCGCGGTATCGCGCTGCTGCTTCTTTGTTACGTTGCCGTTTCAAGTCATCAGCAGTTTGATTTTCACTCTCCATTTCTGCCTCCATTTTCGGGTTATCATACCCTACGATGGCGGCCTAGTCTATCGTCTGTTTTGCGCTTCCCACTTCTTGATCTGTCGCTGCCGTTCCGCTTCAATCCAATCCGACGTTGACATTGACTTTAATGACCGGGGGTCAGTCGTGTCATAACGCGGGCCTGAGTTTGACCGGGTAGCCGTGACAGGAGCAAGAGGAGCTGGCGCAGTTGAGGTGCGTTTGGTCGGCGGATCAGAGACTAATTTAGCCTCTATCTTGCCGATCTCCTTTGCCTGCAAGACAGGCGACAGACGGGAAATGCGTCCGGCTTCTTTCGGGTTAGACCCTAGCCAATAGATGACTTCGGGGCCAATGTCAGAAGCCTGGATAGCTTGGGCCATAATGTCCGTGACGGGAAGGTTAGGATTATACGCGACTTGTTCAAAGTCCTCGTAACGATCCCGCGCTTCTTCTTCGCGGTCTTTATAGCCGTCTAAGATCGCTGCTTGCTGGGCTGCGGCCTCTCGCTGCGCTAGAAGCTCTTGAGCCCGTTGGTTAGCCAATGCTTCCGCATAATGCTGGGCGTTCTCAAAATCATCCGGCGCGGGTGGAGGTGCGACAGGCTGTCTGGCCTGTTGCTCCGCAAGCCGTTGGGCCTGCTCTCTTTCCCATTTACGCTGTTCTCTTGCAAGGCGCTTGCTGACAATCGCGTCTAGCTCTTCTTGGCTAAACGATTTTGCCTGCTGCTGTTCCTCCGGCGTCGTTTCAGCGGGGGCAGGTGCTGCCGTGGCGTCCTGTTCCGGCGCGGGGTTGATCTCCGCTACAACCTGTTCGTCTTCCATTTTCACCTAGCTTTCCGGCCAGTCGGTTAATTAAAATTACTCTGCTTCAGCCTGATCGTCAACAAGACCTTTGGCGATCTCTTGGATCTTGACCGCAAGCGGCAACGCCTCATTGGCGATCTGAAGGCCGCCGGCCTTTGTAGCCACGTCAAGCAACTGCATCAGCTTATTCAATTCGTCGATTGTGAACATTTACCTTCTCCAAGGTGTTCGCCCGGTGGAGAATGACGCGGGCCGGGCGAACGTCCTCCCGCGTCAAGCTCTTTAGGCCCACGGCAGCGGAGGGCTGACCACAGGCGGATTGATCTGATTTTCGATCTGCTGATCGAGCCCAACGATCTGCGCCGCAAGCGTCTCAGCGCCCATAGCGTCCTCAAGCCAGCCAATCACCATTGCTTCTGTCAGATCAGCATACGGCGTGAACGGCGCTTCGGCGTCGAGCGTTACGGACTGCGAACCGTAAATCCGCGCATTATGGCCTTCGCCATCTGACGCGAGCCTATCCCAATGCACCACGAATACTACGTCTGTTTGACCTTCGTGTTGCGGGTAACATTCGAGCGCAGAGATTATCCAATTATAGTTATTAGCCATTAGTGGCCTCCAATGCGGTTACTTTTGCGGCGAGTTCTTGAAACGCTTTGATTAGTCGTGGCGTGATGCGGCCATAGTCAGCCTGCCACAAGTCACCTTGTGTAATCATCTCAGGCGCGTATTCGTGTGCTTCTTGCGCAACAACGCCATAATCAGTGTGTGAGCCGTCTGCTTTCCAATCAAATTGCCGTATTGGTAGCATTAATATTGAAGAAAGAGCGCTTGGTGAATTACTGACGTTTTCTTTTAGGCTTATGTCTGACGATGTATTATATGCGGTAGCAGTAGTGGTAACGCTAATTGTTCCGACAGATGTGTTTGAGCGTCGAAAATTGACGATAATGTTGTCTTCGTCTCGGTTCCATACAAAATATTGTCCGGAAGCTATCTTACAGTTACCCGCTCCGTTGCCGGAAATATTCCAGCCAACCGTTGTCTCTGCGGTTGTTGTTTTCCCAACCAGCAGGTTCCCGCTGCTGTCGATGCGGGCTGCTTCGCTCCAGCTAATAGTGCCACCCGCTGAACCAGATGCAGCATAGCCCCAAATATGAGCGCCAGCGCTTTGTTCATATCTAGCAGCAGCACCAGCCGCAATGTATTTAGACGTAGCGCTAGTATCTAAATAATAGTTTGAACTAAGGCCAACGAAAGCATTTGAGCCAGACCATTGATATACAGCGCCGCCGGTTCCAATTTGAAAAGCTCTAAATGAATTAACCCACCCACTCGGCGTCACTCCGAGGCCGAGGTTGCCGGATATATCAAGTGTCAATAGATCGGTTAGCGTCGCTCCACCGTTTAGGCCGGTAAACCGAAGGCTACCGTCAGACGCTTTACGTCCAAATTTCCACCCGTATGTCGCCGCATATCCAAGCTCAATCTGAGTGTCAGACGTAGTGTCATACACAGTGAACTTGTTGGACGGCGACGTTGTGCCAATACCGACATTGCCTGCGCTCGTGATGCGCATACGTTCGGAGCCAGAACCAGAACTGTCCATTGTAATAAAAGAAAGTCTAGTTGGAACTATGCCTGTTGATACAGATCCATCCACAGAGCAAATAATAGACCCACAATTATTTACGAAATTTGTTCCGTCAGCTCCGTAAAAATTAATAGAGCCTACACCATCTCCACTTGTAAGCGCCGTAGATGCCCCAGAGCCAAGAGACGCTCTTGAAGCGCCTAGTGATATAAGCGCTCCACCCGCGCCGGGTGTCGAATATCGTATAACACCAAGACTGCCTGCAACGCCCGTTCCTTGAACTTGCAAGACTGGCGTATATGAGCCTGTTTGTGAATTTGATGTATTTCCGATTGATAACCGCTTATTCGTATTGTCCCAGAACAGCGCGCTATCACTACCGAACGCGCTCGTTCCCGCGCCAAACGGAATGTAGCCAGCGGTAAGCGAGGTGAGGCCGGTGCCGCC